ATCGAAGGCTTCTCCTGCACCTGTCGCTGTGTTAATCACACCCATAGGTTTGTTAATGAATGATGCTTTTTTTGCTCTTACAAACTCTGCCATTAACCTGTTCCTGTTCCCGGGGTAATTTGTGAATACTCATGCCCTGCTGAAAGCAAACTTGACATAGCTTTATATTGCCCGGCACGCTTAGCGTTCTTCGCCTGCATACCGGCTATCTGTATTCCCATTGAACGTTGACTTTGTTCGCTTATATATTGATAGCGTGCTCGACTATCATCCGTTACCGATTCTAGTTTAGCCGACTCTCGAATAGCGTTTAATGATCTGTCACTGCCACTATCTCTTCCCATCACACCGGCTAGTGATTTATTTAAACCAAGCAATGCATCAAGATTAGACATGCGAATGTTATGCTCTTGCATAGCCACAACTTCTGCGTCTTTCTTTTGTTCTTTTAATTGAGCCTGCCGTGCTCGTGCTTCGGCTGCTCTTGCTTTACCGGCTTGCATTGATCCATAAGCACTAACAACTGCACCGGCTACCATCCACCAAGTCATCCGAACGCTACCTCCACAACCATACCTTTCACTTCTAAGTTAAGCGGAAAGCTTTGAGATATAGACACACGTGGGTCACGACTGTAACCCAGTATTCTAAACTCCTCCTTTCCTGTTATTGCCACTCTGTCTTCTGACATGTCATCCGTTACATTTCTAAAAGGCAAGTCTTTGTTATTAACTGACACAGCAAGAGTGGATTCTAAATCAAGCACCACTCGGCTTATACGTCTTGGTTCTCCAGTCAAAGGTCCACCAATTACTCCTGCATCCACTGGCAAGGTTGTTATGAGTGGGGTAAAAGCGTAACCTATAAAGCCAGTGGATACACTTGCCTTGGATAAAGATGCGTCTATCTGTGCACTAGCCACAGTAAACTGACCAAGATAATCATTGCCGTTGGTAGCTTTAACCACAGCGTTGTTAGCAAAGTGAGTTCCTAAACTTCCGAACACACTGTTTGATGCACTAAAGACGTTACAAAAATCCATAGGCATATCAACTTGAAACTCTTCTAAGAATAACTTAGTTGTTCCTGACCCATCATTTCGTGATGACGCAACAAATAATCGTTCATGCACTGAGCATATTGAATGCCATTTGCCTTGCGTATCCCATAAAGCCCACCCTTGTTTTTGATCGCCTCTGATCGAATAGAACACAGCTAAGGTGCCATCACTGTTTAAAACAAAATCATAGGACTCAGAGCGATTCAAAGCTCCTTTAATAGACGCTTGTTGCACCGGGTCTACAATTAAATGTGGTGCAAGCATGGACACAGCAACGGCTGTGTATGACGCTTCACTATCAGTAAAGAGAAACTCTCGTAACGCTGTGCCAGTTTTTTGTATAAACAACGTAGCACCATCAAACACAGTGGGTCTAACAAATGAAGAACCAAATGGTGTCTGTCTTCTTATCTGTGCATTAGCCGGCGTAACTGGTTTATCAGTAGGAGCCTGAACAAATAACTCCGCACCAGTGGTAAACACCTGCAAGTCTCTGTTTGAAACTAAATGTCTTATTGTAAATATCTCACCAACGTTAGCCGTTAAGTCTAATGCGTCATTGTCACTTGCGTCACCAACATCAAAGTTATAATACTGACCAGACTTAGAACCCCATATACCATCAGGTTGAGCCAGTGTGCCACCAAACCACAACCTATTTTGATGCAGGGTAACTGCCGCCGGGAATCCACGCACCACCGAATAACTTTGCTCTTGCCATTCGGTTGTCGCTGAACCTGTTGCGACACGAGGAGCACCACCACCATCAGCCGAAGCGTTAGCTGTTGCACTGCCACCGGCTGTAAATTCATAAACGTTTTCATTAACCACGGCTGTAATACTACGTGAACCATTTAAATTACTTATAGCCACACCACCTACTGTACCGGCTCTATCAATAATAATAGATGCACCCACAGCTAATCCATGCAATGCATGTGTGACTTGTATAGCACCACTACCCTCGGCTGTTTTAAACGCATCATTATCTAGTTGATGCCTTAACGTTCCTAAGATTGTTGCTGTTACTGTTGTCGCATTTGTAAAGCCAGTGATCAAAGCCTCAGCGTCACCTATCTTTAAATACACACCAACGTGAGCTGATACGAAATAACTTGCTGATGCTGTAAGAGTTTTGCCTGAACCACTTGTCGCATTACTCGCAAGCGTTACGCCTAACTCTTGAAAGGGATAATAAGGTTGAAATATATGTTGACTATCGACTGAGGTTTCAAACGTAAAGGTTTCCACAACAAACGATGTCAGTCCTGTTCTTACAAGTTTACGTGTGCCAAACGTTTGATGAGCAATAAACATAACGTCGCCCTGTTGTGTAAAGGTAAACTCTTCAAGGTAAGGGGCTGAAGTTGTGTTAACTAACCACGACTGTGAAGCAATAGCTTGTATAGAACTAACAGTTGCGTCTGATGGACTAATCTGAAATATCTCAATGCGTGTGTTACTAAAGGCAATTATATATTGTTCATCATCTGAAAAGATAAAAGGTTCTATTCTTACAGTCTGCCTTAAGCCTGAAGAAAACGCAGGAGCCGACGCAAAGTTATGCCAACGTTTTGTTCCCGGTCGTTTTGTTAATCCACCTTCACCACGAATAAAAAAATTCCTGACTTTCTCAGCAGAGTTTTTATATATAGGTGAATCCGTTCTCGATGTTAATGACGGGCTGACTTCACCAAACGTAAAACTATTTTGTGGTATTCTTATCCTAGCCATTAGCTTCGCCTATTTGAACTAAACCTCGTTGTTGACAAGGACCTTGTTGATTGTTGTTGACTATCTAAGTTGCGTGCCTTTGCCATTAATCGTTCAGCTTTAGTCTCCATCATTTCCATTAACTTGTCATCACGTGCAATGGCTGTGGCAAACACAGACGCTAAAGCGTATTGCACCGCTAAAGCAAAGTAAGATGGGAAGGCTGTTTCAGGAGCACGAAATGTATAATCGGCAATTAAACTGTCATTAGTTGATGAATCTGAAAAGACCTTATCACCATAGATCGTGTAACTAATTGTAGTATCATTAACTGTAACCGCATGTAACATAAGCAAGTCACTAGGTAATTGATGTGCAATATCAAATCGGCCAGTTGGTGTATCGGTTAGTTGATTAAGCGTTGCTTGTTCAGAAGAGAACCTCCAACGAGCAACGCATAATGATGAGCGAACGACATCCTCATACATGTTAGACGCAACCAAAGCTTCTGTTGTACTAAGTTCAAAAGAAGTGATTGGCTCGGCACCAATAAGCACGAGTGCTCTTGATGCCATATCCAACGCTGAATTAGATGCCGTTGATGCCATTAGTTATTAGTCGCTATCTGTTTCTGCTATTGCTGTACCATCAGATACATCAACGGCAGTACCATCATTACTTAACACAGTGACAAAACTTGTTGTTGGTGCATTACTATCCACCACAAGAATAACGTCACGAATGTTAAGCATATTTGCCGCACCATTAAAATAGTTTGCACTATTTACAGTCGCAATAGCATCGACAGTTTGATAACCCCAGAGGTTAAATCCACTACCCCCGGCTAATCGTATTAGTCCACTTGCTCCATAAGCCATGTTATATCCTCCTATCCGTTGTTATCAAGGACTTCATAAATACCATTGTTATCAATAACAACAGCACCCATGGACATCATTGATGTTGCTAAGTGTGAAACCTTTTCAGGTACATAGTTTAACTCGGTTGTAACATTCGCCCCAATACCAAGACCAACTGCACTATTATGATAAGCTAAGTTCTTACCACCTGCGATTGCTGACGTTGAGAATATGTTAAACCCTAAGAAATTTTTCATAGTCATACCACCTGCAAACGGAAGGTTTTGATCACCGACGTAATCGGATGATGCAAATTCTTCAATAAGAAACAGATCAGCAAAACCTTTAGGATTCATAGCCAAATAACGACCACCATCTTCAGGTAAGTTTGCTGTGCCAAACGTTTCAAACAAAGTTAACAAGTCTGCTTTTTCAACAGCAGCGTTTGTTGCGTTTATTGTAGTTGAACTAGCACCGGCATCCATTGCGGTTACAAGTATCTCGTCAGTCTTTCGACCTAAAGCTGAAGCCGCAGATGTTGCAATAGCTTGACGTTCGTCTATGTTTGTTTTTAACTCATCAAGTTTATCTATATACTCAGCGGCATAAAAG